GAGCGGCTAACGGTAGAATTGCTCGCGGCGCGATCTGCCTGTGACGCATGGGGCAATCAGGTTGCGAAAGAGCGTAAGCAACTCGCGGACATGACCAAGGAGAAGGATGAGTCGGTAGGCGAAAACACATCGCTGCGTGCGTCATGCCATGCGTTTGACCTACAAGTGCAAGAGCTTCAGGCGCGGGTGCAGGAGTTGGAGGGTACGATTGCAGTCATAAGTAATGCGGTCCCTGGCGAGGAACGGATAAATGCCATTGCCAACGCTATTCTAGAGAACACGGCGGATCGGCAAAGAATTGCCCAGCTTCAGGCCACCCTCGCGGAGCGGGAGGCGAGGATAGCCGAGCTGGAAGCGGAGCGCATTCAACGAGAAGGCAAAGCATAGCAAGAGTGGTGATCCAGAACCCAGCACATCACTCAGCATCCCACAAGAATGCGGCCTCCCCATCCGTCAGGCTAGAGATCGGAGAGCGACGAAGTGGAATATGCAGGCCGGTCGGAGATCGTGGCGTATAGGTCAAATATGGAAGAAGTGTAGCAGAAAGGGGCAAAAAAGAACCTGGGAGACGGTCGGCGCCTCCCAGGTGTGAGGGGGTAACTAGGCTGTTGCGGCCTTCTTCGTGGCATTTGGCACCACTTTCAGGACCATCGGCACCCAGCGGGGAACCTTGTGCCGGCCCGATTCCCACCGATAGACGTTATTCGGATCGGTTTGGAGAATCCGGGCGAGTTTTACCTGGGTCAGTCCCTTCTTGATTCTGGCGTCTTTCAGTTCTGTTCCTGTCATGGATTGGTCTCCCGTTCATCGTGGGTGGTTTCAGCCTCGGTCTCCCATAGTTCACTGGTGTCTCGGTCGTTGTCAGGATCATCGTCCGTGCAGAAGTCGCACGTCTCGTATTCTAATATCCCCGCCTTGCATCCAACGTCTAATATTTCACACAGCTTGCCATAGGCTGCTTTCGGGTCTGTCGCCTCGATAGTGATCCGAATGCCGCTAAACGTGGTTTCCATGGGCTACTCCTCCTGTCCAAGTTCAAACACGCAGGTTTCTAATAGTTCAGCTTGCCCCTCGGTGGTGATGCCGTTGTCTTTAAGGGCCTCACGCGCTGTTGAGACTCGTCCAGCCCCCCAGCAATCGGCATTCTCCATTGCGCCGAGTACGATGCTGACATGCGTTCCGTCTTTTGGATTGAATGGGACCATGGCCTACCGTCCTTTCTTCGTGAGCCCGATGGCTCCCCTGGCTTGTACGATCATGCTGCTTAAGGTCATCACGGCATCATCCCCAGACATGCCTTCCTCCCCAAACTCCTCTTCCGTTTTCATCCCTGCGAGCGTGGAAAGGGTTTCGAGCATCCCTGGTAGCAGATCGGCCAGAATGCGAACGTCATGCAGCTTGCCACGCATGTCGGCGCGGTCCTCTTTTGAGTAGAATCTGATCTCCTCATGGGTCATTCGGTTAAGGTCATCCTCCAGGGTGGAGACAAACTCGGATGCGATGTAGTCCATGACTTCGCTGGGAGTGTCGAAGTGTTTCAGTTTCAGCTTCGCCTTGCGTGGCTTCTTGGCCGGAGCGTCGGCTACTGTCTGGGTTGCTTGCACGTCGAGGAGTTTCGCCGCCTCAAGTATTTCCTCTCTTGCTTCAGGCCATCCCTCAAAGTAGGGTTCATCGGAGGTCACAATGTTGCGTAGCCCTTTCGCACGTTCAGACGGCGTTGGCTCCTTGGTGGCTAAGGCGTCTTGTGCCAGATCAACGTAGTTCCCCAGGCTTTCCACGGCATCACACCCTGATATCTGTTCATCAGGATCGGCAAAGGATGTGCCCCAGTTGTTGACGATCATTTGGGCTAAGTCTTTTAGTTTCTCGTGCTGTGTCATCTAAACCTCCATAACAGGTAACGGTTCATCCATCGGCTCTAGGCAATCATCGACGCAGCCGACGCCGGTATCGGTAAAATCCTCTTCGATCGGCTGCATCATCCCGAAGGCCCAGGACCAAAACAGGTACAGGCTGAAGAGAATCCCCAGCCACCCCGCGCAAAATTCCCAATCCAGTTTCATGAGGCGTTCCCTTTCTGTGCTCGGATGGTGTCATACACTTGGCCTGAAAGCTCACTCACCAATTCACGGTTCTCTCGATCCGGCATGATCGTGAGCGTTTCGAGGATTCGGGCATCGTCGGCCAGAACGGCCTTCAGGGATTCCTCGATTGTCATGCCGGGATTGTCGCGGATCTTGAGTGCGGCCCGTTTGAAAAAGGTTTCTTCTTCGGGTTTCAGCATCGCTATCTCCCTGCGGCCTTGGCAATGGCGTCAATACGTAAGGCTAGGCCTTGCAGCTTCACATGATCGGTGCCGGTATGCCGACCAGTGGCATACCGATCAAGCAAGGAACGGTCATCGGCTGTGATACCAGGAATATCCTTTGCCACTCGCAAGGCATTCCCATAAAACCCATCACCTAAGGCTGTGCGCTCTAATTCCCACGCAATGCGATATCCGTTATATGGCTGCGCCTTCCCTTCAGCCTTAGCGATGGCCTGTTCAGCACGCAGGGCTCCAGCCGTACAGCGTACTGGGCCGCTCTGATCTTTCAGCATAAGCCCCTCCGTGAGTGCTAGTAGCTGTTTCAGTGCCTCAAGCAGGTCCGGTGCGGCTTCGATGATGGCCTTCGCCTCTGGCGTGATGCCGACAATCGTGCCGTGGATCAGTCCATCCGTTGTGTCGAGCAATTCGATGCCCTCGTCCTCAATCTCTCGTAGTGTCCAGTTCATCGTGTGGCCTCCTCGGTTGCTTCAATGAACTGTGCGCCGACTGTTACCTGGTCATAACTCTTCCCGCACTTGTCACAACAGCATGTTATAAACGGGCCTAGTTCATCATCTATGCCGTCGTTCATAACGGCATGGCATGTGGGGCATGTCCACTGGATATGGCCTATCGTGTTCATCGTGTGGCCTCTTAGAATTCCTCAAAGGTGGATTGATGCAGTTCGATGATGGCCTGAGCGTCTTCGTCGCCTGCGTTCGCTTTCCGGTCCAGGTACAGTCGATGCTGCCGAGAGATCTTCTCCCCGCGCAACATCATCGACTTGTAATCCATGTACCAGTCAGGCCGGAATGGTTCGATGTGCTCGATATTCTCCCAGCGACATTCAGGGGAGATACCTTGGGCCTCGAACGTGGAACGGGCGTCAGGATCGAGGCATTCGACACCGTTCTCAGTGACGATGGCAAAGAGGTTGCGCTGGGATTCTGGAAAGCCTGGGGTGTAGATGACGTATTGGCCGACCGTGTACCGGAGCTTGAGGCAATTCGCGTCAATCCAGTGATTGACAGCGGCTTCACACGCCTGATCGAAGGCCAACGTCTCGGAGATTCCGAATTCGCCTCCGGTGGATTCAGGGAAGGATGCGGCGATGTGCTGCCAGAAGAGATCTTGCGCCTCTTCCACGGCAACCTTGATACGATCGTCGATGGGTGGTTTTTGTTCGGCCATGGTGTCCTCCTTGGTTAGTAAGCGATCCAGAAGGCCCCCCGATGAGCGAGGGGCTAACTGCATGGCTCACACCGAGGCGTATTGTTCCGTCTCAGCTTTCTGTTTCGCTCGGTAGGCGGTATGCGCGGCTTTGACTTCGGCAATCGCCGCATCGAGCACAGCCTGATCCACGGTGAGACCGGCCAGGGTTTTCGCGCTGAAGGCTTTGGTCTCTTGCAAGAGGATGTATTTCGAGGGATGGCCGAAGAGATCGCAGAGCATTGAGCCGTTATCCAGGTCTCGATAGGTACGCAAGGCCAGGTAATACCCTCTCACTCTGGCCCCTTTGCGGTAGGTGATTTCGACCTTCAGGGTTTCATGTCCGTTGTGCCACCCTCCCCCCTCGGGGGTCTCGACTCGCTCTAAGGACTCGGTGCTGAGAATCTTCGCTTGCTTATCCATGGTGTGCTCCTTCTGATTCCGTCAAAGGATGATGGTGATTACTTCGTATAGAGATTCAGGCCCAGCTTGATCGACTCATGCCCAGGGACCGATTTGTTCCCCTCGGTTGAGGCGATAATCATGGTCTTGCCAGTGCTCGATGGGGTTTGGGGGCCTTCCAGATCACAGGTGATGACCAACTTCGTGCCGACTACTTTCATTTCGATGTTTCGCATGGGCTTGTCTCCTTCGTGTTGTTGTGCTACCGTTCAATCACTTCCCTACTCTTTGCCGAGGGGGGAACCTACGGAGGGGGGTGTCTGGAAATCAGAGACTCCCCTCATTTCTTTTTCGCTCCAAAAACTCCTGCAACCGCTCCTTCTTCTTTCGCTCGACACTCGCGCAATGCGGACAACCGCCATCCACGGCAATCGTTCCGCATTTCATGCACACCCAATCCGTTTCGCTTTTCCCGCACCACCTGAATGAAAACGTCCGTTCTCTCAACGTGACTTGTAAGCCCATCGTCATCACCCCCTTTCGGCTTGCATCCTGTTGCGTTGCACTCTCTACGATTCGCATAGACGAAGTGTAGATGTACTCTTTCGCATTGTCAAGGGGGCTCTCGAAATAATTTGCATTTCATTGTGATGCACGATATATAGGGGCACGCCTCACAGGGCACCCCAACTAATGAGCACACACAAACGGCTCACTCCCAAAGAATCCCTGTTCATTACTGAATTCCTCACGGACTTTAACGGTACGCAGGCGGTGATTCGCGCTGGCTACAGCGAAAAGAACGCGCCGCAACGCGCTTACGAACTTCTCACAAAACCTCACATTTCGGCGGAAATCGAAAAGCGCAAGCAAGCATTGATGGAGAAACGCCGCGTCAAGCTTGAGGATTGGGTGAGCCTGGTGACCAGGATGGCTTTTGGCGATCCGCGCAAGCTGTTTGATACGCATGGCAACTGCAAAGAAATCCCGGACCTGTCACGCAAGGATGCGCTCATGGTGGCGGGGTTCGAGATCGAAGAGACGTTTGAGGGGCGAGGCGAGGACCGACGCAAGACCGGCTATGTCAAGAAATTCAAGCTGGCTGATCGTGCGCCGTATGTGGCGATGTTGGGGAAGTACCTCAATGCGTTCCCCTTATCGAAGGCTGTCCAGGCTCCCAATCAACCGGAGCGACCTCGCTACGATCCGCGCAACCTGACGCCGGAAGAGTGGGCGCAGGCGAAGGTACTCTTGGCGAAGATGCAGGAAGGCCCCAAGACCATTGACCATGTTGGATGACGGCATTTTCAGCCTGACGCAAGCCGAGATCGACGCCGAGGATGTGCGGCGCGGTGGTCTCAGAGCGTTTGCGCCTCTCGCCTGGCAAGTCATCGAGCCGTCAACCCCCTACATTCCCAACTGGCACCTGGATGTGATGGCCGAGCATCTTGAGGCGGTCTGGAAGTGTCAGATTCATGACCTCCTCATCAATATGCCCCCTCGACATTGCAAGAGCATCGAGATTGCCGTGATGTTTCCGGCCTACGTCTGGACGTTGGAGCCCAGCCTCAAGTGGCTCTTTTCCTCCTATGCACAGTCCTTGTCGATCCGGGATAGCGTCAAGATGCGGCGGCTGGTTGAGTCGCCCTGGTACCGGCAGCGATGGGGGGATGTGTACGAACTGACCTCGGACCAGAACCAGAAGATCAAGTTTGAGAATGACAAGACCGGCTACCGCATGGCCACGAGCGTAGGCGGATCGAATACCGGAGAAGGCGGCGACATTATCGTGGTCGATGACCCGCATAACGTCGAGCAGCGCGAAAGCGATGTGATGCGCGAGGGAGCCATTGATTGGTGGTCGAACGTCATGAGCACCCGTATCAACGACCCGAAGAAGCGGCGGCGCATTGTCGTCATGCAGCGGGTTCACGAGCACGATCTATCAGGGCATCTCCTCGACCAAGGCGGCTGGCATCACCTGAACCTCCCCGCCGAGTACGAGGGCGGGAAGTGTATCGTGGCCGGCTGTGTGTTCCATTGGGACAAAGATCCTCGGAAGGAAGAAGGCGAACCGTTGTGGCCAGCGCGGTACGGCAAGACGGAAATCGCACAACTCAAGAAAGACCTGAAGGAGTTTGGGGCAGCGGCCCAACTTCAACAGCGTCCCGCTCCGGCAGAGGGCGGCATTCTCAAGCGGCATTGGTGGCGGTACTGGTGTCATCCAGGCCAGGAAGAGACCTTGCCTCCCGTTCGCGTCAAGATGCTGGATGGTTCCTACAAATCGATCAAGGCTGTTCCCATCCCCTACGTGTTCGATAGAGAGGTTCAGTCGTGGGACATGGCGTTTAAGGACTTGTCGACGAGCAGCTACGTGGTCGGAGAACAGTGGGGACGGAAGGGAGCCGATTCATTCCTGAAGGATCAGGTTCGCAATCAAATGGACTTCACGCAAACGCTCGAAGCGGTTCGGGCCTTCAATCGCACGCACAAGCTCCCTTCTGAAAAGGTGGTGGAGGATAAAGCGAACGGGCCTGCCATCATTTCAGTGCTCAAAACGGAGATCGCCGGGATGGTGCCGCATGGGGTCCAAGGCGATAAGCAGGCGAGAGCAGCGGCCTATGCTCATATCGTGAGCGCGGGAAACTGCTACCTGCCTCATCCTCAGATCGCGCCATGGGTCAACGACTTCATTGCCGAGTGCGCCACGTTCCCCAACAGCGAATACGACGACCAAGTAGACACCTGGAGCCAAGCCATGGATGTTCTGTACAAACCGGATGACCCAGGCGTAGCAATCACGCCGGAATACTCAGCCCAATTCCACCAAGCGCGAGCGGCCCTCGATCCGGTTCAAGGTGTACGATCCTTCCGGTTCTGGTTCCAGGGGCTCTATCCCTGCTGTATCGTCGGCCAAATCCTCTCAAGCGAGCGCATTCTTCTCCTCGATTGTCTGCTAGGCGAACAGAACGGCAGCATCGAGGACTTGATTGAGCGGAAGGTGATCCCGTTGTTAGCCGCTGATTACCGAGCCTGCACCGATTGGCGAGACATTACGAACCACGGACACCTGAGTAAGCTCAGTGATATGTCCGAGCATCGGCTGGATCAGATCATCTACGACAAGCTGCAAGGTGTGGCCGAGCCGGGAGAACCGGACTTCTTCACGCGACTGAACGCAATCAAGGGCCTGCTGGCGCAAACGGGCCGGTTAACCGTGAATCCTGCGCCGACTCCTGGCGAAGCGAAGCCGTGGATTCACGAAGCTCTGGCCGGTGGCTATGCCTACCGGAAGGATCAGAGCGGGGTGATTTCCAAGACCGAGGCACGCAAGCATCACCCTCTGACGAGTGTGGGGGAAGCGTTGGGGCATGGGCTGGCGAGGATCTTTGTGCGGAAGCCGACGCCTCCACCGAGGTTCGATAAACGGGAAGCGACACGGAGGGCGAAGAGTTATGCCGTCTGAAGAACAGACATTCCGCATACATCAAGCTATCCTACGATCAGAGGGGCTACTCGTTCAGGAGTCGTTGCGTGCTGAGATCGACCGGATTCTTTCGGACGCTAACCAACCGCAACCGGCTCCATGGGAAACGGTTGCTGTGCCGTGTGAACCCATGACACTGGAAACCCTTCGGCGCGTTGAACGGATGATGAGGCGTGATGACGAGCCGAGTGTCGAAACGATTGTGGCTCGCAAGACCTTCCTCGACCGGCGAGGACGGAGAAGGGTGTGGACACTCCCCGCGGTGTGCCGTTCTGGGAGATCGTCGGCCTA